CACAGACTTAAAATTTTCCGGATCTCGCCCAAAATCAGTAAAACTTTGAGAGCGTAAATTAGAAAGCCATTGAAAACAAGATTTTTAGGCATTATCTCAATTACTGCCACCCGCCATTTATATGTACGCCTACGTTGACGGAATACGATCCGTCCGCGTGGGCGTATATTTTTGTTACGTGCTGGCGGATGATCGAGCGCATGTTTTCCGGGTTGAAGTTGTCCACGGAGTCGCGGAACAGAGCCTCGATGGATTTCGGATCGACGCGGCGGACGCTGGCTTCACGTCGGCCAATGATGTCCTCAAGCTCGCTCTTGCGGACGCGCAGTTTGTCAATCTCAGCGTGGAGCTCGGGGATGTCCATGCCGGACAGCACGGCCTTCATGCCGTTATGAATCTTGGCCTCGACACCGGCCAGCTCTGCCCTCTCCGCCTTCAGGTCCTTCGAGGAGCCGTTGACCTGGTCGGCGATGCTTTGAGCCACCTCGGAAAAATCGACCTCCAGTAGGTACGCCTTAAGATTCTGCACGACAAAGCTCTCGATCTCATCGGCGTTGATATTTTTCACATGGCAGGTGTGCGTGCGGTATTTATTGCCGCAGCAATAGGATCTGTATTCGTACCCGCGCGAGTTCTTCGTGGTGTGGCCAACATACGCTGCACCGCACTCCTCACATTCGATCAGGCCGGAGAGAAGATACTCCCTCTTTGCCTTGTTTGCCGCGTTACGCTTGCGATCGTCCATACGTTCCTGAACCTCCTCCCATGTTTTACGGTCAATGATCGGCGGAATCGCGTCCTCGATGCGGATACAATTCGGATTTGGTTTCCCTCCGGCCCACTTGCGGAACAGCTTCATATGTCGTTTGTTCCATGTGTATACGCCGACATAGCGCTCATTACGCAGCACCGAATGGAGACTGTTCTTCCCAAGCGGCCGGCCGCGCTTCCCCGAGGCACCGTGCAGGCCGGCAAGGATCGCGTCGTAGCTCTGCCCGGAGGCGTACATGGAGAAGATCGTGCGCACCATATCAGCCTCCTGCGGATTGATGGCGTAGGCCCCTCCGACCACGTCATATCCGAGCGGAGGGAGGCCGCCGAGGAAAACACCCTCTTTTGCTTTGGTCGCCACGCCGTCGATACTCTTCTGCCGGGTCTGGAGTACTTCATGCTGGCCCATGCCGACGGTGATGAGCTCCACCAGGAAATCGCTGCCGTTTGTGATGTCGCCGAGCTTCTGCGTTACGGAGATCACCTGTATGCCGAGCAGCATCATGGACTTGCGGAAATGAAACCAGTCGCCCACGTCACGGCTGCCGCGGCTGATGTCGTAGATCAGAACTGCGTCAAACTCATGCCGCCGGGCCGCATCCATCAGCGCAAGAAAGCCAGCACGGTCGGTGTTGGTCCCGCTCTGGGCATCATCTGTATAAGTAGCAACAAGCTCGATACCATGCTCCTGACAGTACACCCGGATTTTGTTGAGCTGGGTCTCTATACTGTTCTCGGTTTGCTTGTCCGTTGAGTATCTTGCGTATCCTGCACCGCGCATATTTTTTCCTCCTAATACTTGCCATGGCGCCAGAGCCGTGGTATCATAAAAGGGCAAAATAATTCCGTTGATTGATGGATTTACTTGCCCCCGCCCACCCGGAGTTGCAGCTCTGGGTGGGCATTTTTTATATTTTCTCAAAAATCAAAGTTGCCTGAATGCGGTCACCGCCGCCAAAGCCCTTACTAGCAGACTCGGAGGTTGAACAAGTATGCAGACGATAACCGAGTGCTGCTTGCTTGTTTATGATATTTTCCAGTTCGGACAAATTTTTGGACCCGGTTCCGAGAAGCTTCTCTTTCAATGTTACCTGCAAGACAACGTATTGTGGCACTGCGAACACTTCTTCCTCTATTTGTTACCGCGCATTGCGGCTGATTACATGTACAGCTCCGACGCTAGATTGCCATTAAGATACAAACAGGCGGCCTTGCGCATGAATTCCTCCGTAACGTTGAAGTATTCAGCCAAAGACCAAATCTCCGTATAACCAGAGGAGAGCGCCGCAAGGAAGTCTTCGCGCGGGATGACGCGCTGCACGGCATACTTGTTTGCCTTGTATTCGTGCTTCTCGATAAGATCATACGGGCTGGATACAGTGTGCGTAGCGCCTGTTTCAATGTGGCCCACCTCGTGCGCTACCGTTACCAGCTCGTCGGCGGACGATTCAATGTTCCTGAAATCGATGAAGACGGCGTACCGGTTCCCCATCTCGATCGTTGCGGCCTTTCCGGAGCCGAGGTCCCACGAGTAGAATTTCACGCCGGCATGATGCAAGTCGCTGTACAGCGCTGCGGCGTCGACCATCAATCAGGTTCCTTTCTCCTTGTCCTGCTGCTGCTTGAAGAACTTCGCCATCTCCAGCAGCTTCTTCTTGTTTTCTTCGGTCAGTTCCTTGCTCTCATTGTACATGGCATAGGTAAAATCGTTAAAAGTAATATCCGGCTCACTGCCTTGCGCAGCGGGCTTTTCTTTTTGAACAATTCCGGTGACTAAATACTCATAGCAAATATCTAGGTAGTCCGCAATTCTTTGAATCGTCTTGGTAGAAGGTAATGTTTTCCCACGGCGCCACTGAGAAACAGCGGCATCTGTTATTTCACAGGCAGCATAAAAATTTCCTTTTTTGATATGACGATCCTTAAGAATAGCTTCGTACCTAGCAATGAAAGATAAAACGTCCAAAGCAGTACCTCCGTTTTGTGCAAATAAACAAAACCTAAATATTACTTCGGATTTATGTTGACTTTCAATATTCCTAAGTTATAATTAGGAATATACAACAGAGCAACAAAAACCACGGCCCTACCCCTAAGTAGGACTTCCGTAAAATATAAGTTTGCTGGCGCTTCTTATACTATATGCGTTGCTCTTGTATGTCAAGTAAAACTTAGGATTTTAAAAGGTGGTGATACGGTGAGCTTCTTATCTGCCAGAAAAAAGGTCGGGATGTCTCAAATAGACGTCGCAAAGGCGCTAAATATCTCAGATGCAGCTGTTTCCATGTGGGAGACAGGAAAGACCATGCCAAGGGCGTCACTTCTTCTCGAAATAGCGAATCTCTATCAATGTACAATCGACGATTTAATCAGATCCGATGGTTCCCATTCTAGCACATAGCACGTCCGATAAAACGGACTGGAAAGGAGGCCAGCATGCCATACGTTAGGAAACCGCGGGAGACAGAGCGGGGAGAATTTATTATAAACGGCCCGCCCAGAATAACTGCAGAGGATGCGTGCCGCACACTTCTCGGAATGTCGGCGTCACAGCTTGTGCGTGAGATTTTGGAAAACATCGGTGGTAAGTATGATGATCTCTATGCAGATTGAAAGGAGGAAACTAATTGAGCGACATTGAACGTATCTTCGCGCGGCGCGATCTGAATCGGGCCGTACTGGCCGAGGTAGAGCGGCAGCAGCGAGAGGCGGAGGCCTTGCTTGCGCAGACAGAGGAACAGGAGCAGATCGGCAAGCTCGTGCACACGGCGGCGAACATCTGCTACGCGGGCGCCGGGGCCTGTGGCATCATGACCGGGCTGTTTGCAAGCTATACCGTATGGCTCGGCGCAGGCCTGACCGCCGCCCTCACGGCGCTGCTCCTACTGTGGGCCAAGTACATGGAGGAGATGAAATGAGACCCTACTACCGCATCTGCCCCGAATGCGGCGCGCATCTCGACCCCGGAGAGATCTGCGATTGCATAAAAGATGCCGCCCTCAGAGCTGGAACCTCTGAAAGCGGCGGGAGAACATTCACCTATGGCCAGTATAGGCCACTGAGAAAGGATTTGTCAAGTGAGCGAATCAATCAAAATCAACACGCTTGAGATTGAGAACGTCAAGCGCATCCGCGCCGTGGCGTTCACACCCTCAGAGAACGGCCTGACCATCATCGGCGGCCGGAACAACCAGGGCAAGACTGCCACTCTCGACTCCATTGCATGGGCGCTCGGCGGCGACCGCTACAAGCCCAGCGAGCCGGCGCGGGAGGGCTCGACGATCCCACCGTACATCAAGATTACGCTCTCCAACGGCCTGCTGGTGGAGCGCAGCGGCAAGAACAGCGTACTCAAAATCACCGACCCGTCCGGCCGGAAAAGCGGCCAGCAGCTCCTCAACGAGTTTGTGGACGAGCTGGCGCTGAACCTGCCGAAGTTCATGGAGCAGAACAACAAGGAAAAGGCCGACACGCTGCTGCGGATCATCGGCGTCGGAGACCAGCTGCATGAGCTGGAACGCAAAGAGGCCGAGCTCTACAACCGGCGGCGCGCCATCGGCATCGAGGCCGACCGGAAGAAGAAATACGCCGACGCGATGGTGTGTTACCCGGACACGCCGAAGGAGCCGGTGTCTATCTCGGAGCTGATCCAGCGGCAGCAGACGATCCTTGCACAGAACGGCGAGAACCAGCGCAAGCGGGATCATGCATTTCAATTACAGGCGGAGCGCAATGCGCTCGCCGAAAAGGTGAACGCTTTGCGCGAAGAGCTCGACCGGTACACCAAGCAGCTGGCGCAGGTCGACCATGATATGACGATTGCTTTTAAAACTGCGGAAGAACTGCAAGACGAATCCACGCAGCAGCTTGAGCAGGATATTGCGGGGATCGAGGCCATCAACATCAAGGTCCGCGCCAACTGCGATCGGGAGAAGGCCGAGCAGGACGCCGCCTACTATACCGACCAGTATGAGGGCATGTCCCGAGATCTGGACACGGTGCGGAAGGAGAAGTACGACCTGCTAAACGGCGCGAACCTGCCGCTGCCGGGGCTTTCCGTGGAGGATGGCGAGCTGACCTACAACGGGAGGAAATGGGACGGCATGAGCAGCTCGGAGCAGCTCCGCGTCTCGACTGCCATTGTGCGGGCGATCAATCCCAAGTGCGGCTTTGTGCTGCTCGACAAGCTCGAGCAAATGGATCTGGACACGCTGCGCGAGTTCGGCACATGGATCGAGTCGCAGGGGCTGCAGGCCATTGCGACACGCGTCTCCACCGGGGACGAGTGCAGCATCATTATCGAGGACGGCTACGCGGTGCCGGTTGCTCCCGCGCCGCAGAAGAAATGGGAGGCGGGCGTATTTTGAACATCAACATCACAAGCGGAAGAATCCAGAAAAAGCTCAAGGTCGTTGTCTACGGGCCGGAGGGCATCGGAAAAACGACGTTTGCCTCGAGATTTCCGAATCCGGTATTCATCGACACCGAGGGCAGCACAGAACATATGGACGTGCGCCGCACCGACCGGCCGGAGAGCTGGACGGGTCTTCTGGAGCAGGTGCGGTATTTCACCAAGCCGGACGCCCGCGCGGTTTGCGGGACGCTGGTGCTGGACACGGCGGACTGGGCCGAGCGCATGTGCGCGAAGGAGGTCTGCGCGAAATTCCAGAAAAACGGCATTGAGGACTTCGGCTACGGCAAGGGCTACACCTACGTCTACGAGGAATTCGGAAAGCTGCTGAATCTGCTGCAGGAGGTCGTGAACAACGACATCCATGTGGTCATCACGGCGCATGCGGTCATGCGGAAGTTCGAGCAGCCCGACGAGATGGGCGCCTACGACCGCTGGGAACTCAAGCTCATCAGCTCGCAGAAGTGCAGCGTCGCCAACATGGTCAAGGAGTGGGCCGACATGGTCCTGTTCGCCAACTACAAGACCTTTTCCGTGGCGGTGGACGACAAGGGCACCAAGCACAAGGCACAGGGCGGTAAGCGCGTCATGTACACGGCGCATCATCCCTGCTGGGACGCGAAGAACCGCTTCGGCCTGCCGGACGAGCTGTCGTTCGACTACGCACAGATTGCGGCGCGTATCGAATCTGTAAACATAAGTCAGCCCACAGAATCAGTACAAGCGCCTCCGGTTCCAGCTCAGCCCGAAACGAGAAATTCCGTAACGGAGCGCCAGACTCCACAAAACAATCTGACCGGGGTGCCAGCGCCTACGCCTACACCGCAGGCTACTCACACGGAAACGCATACTGAGGTTTCAAAAACACCGGCAGCGCTTCCTACGCAGCCGGAGCGACCCCCGAAACCCCTGCCGGATATTCCGGTCATTCCTCCTGCGGTCCGACCGCTGATGGAGGCCGACCGGGTCTCCGAGGACGAGATCCGCAAGGTTGTGGCGTCCAAGGGCTACTACCCGGAGGATACGCCGATTTCCGTCTACAGCGAGGACTTTGTAAACGGCTGGATCGTGCCCTGCTGGAAGCAGATTGTGGCCACTATCGAGGCCGACCCCAAAAGACTGCCATTTTAAATAAGGAGAGAAAACAATGAGTGAATATCAGAACAACGGACATGAACTCGGCTGGGACGAGGGCATCCAGGACGACAGCGGCGCATTTTTGCTGCTGGAGGACGGAGATTACAATTTCGAGGTGACGAACTTCGAGCGCGGCCGCTTCCCCGGCAGCGCGAAGCTCCCCGCCTGCAACAAGGCTGTTTTGACGCTGCGCGTCGATACCACGAAGGGCTCCGCCTCCGTCAAGTATGACCTGATCCTGTTTTCTACGCTGGAGTGGAAGATTTCTGCCTTCTTCCGGGCCATCGGCCAGAAGAAGCACGGCGAGAAGATCGTCCCGAACTGGAACACGGTGGTCGGTGCGAAGGGCCGCGCGAAGTTCAAACAGCGTACCTACACCAAGGACGGGGAGGAAAAGCAGGCCAACGACATCGCGGATTTCTACGACTACGACCCGGCCTTCTTTGCTGCCGGCAATGACTGGACGAAGCAGGCCGACGCCGCGCCTGCCGCGCCGCAGTCTGTCATGAACGGCTACCAGACAAGCACACCTGCCTTTACCCCCGGGAAGTTCTGATGGAGGCGCGGGCATATCAGCAGGAGGCGGAGTGCGCCGTCCTGCGGGAATGGGACGAGGAGGGGCACCGGCGCACGCTGCTGGTGCTTCCCACCGGGACCGGCAAGACGATCGTCTTCGCGCGGATCATCTGCGACCGCGTGCAGATGGGACATCGCGTCCTTGTGCTGGCGCACCGGGGCGAGCTGCTCGACCAGGCGGCGGACAAGCTTTACAAGACAACGGGCCTGCGCTGCGCGGTAGAGAAAGCGGAGGACACCTGCGTGGGGAGCTGGTACCGCGTGGTGGTTGGCAGTGTGCAGACGCTGATGCGGGAAAAGCGGCTCGAGCAGTTTGAGCCGGACTACTTCGACGAGATCGTGATCGACGAGGCGCACCACTGCCTGTCAGACGGCTACCAGCGCGTGCTTGACCACTTCAAGGAGGCCAACGTCCTCGGCGTGACGGCAACGCCAGACCGGGGCGACATGCGCAACCTCGGCGAGTTCTTCGACTCGCTGGCCTACGAATACTCGCTGCCGCGCGCGATCCGGGATGGCTACCTTTCGCCGATCAAGGCGCTCACGCTGCCGCTCAAGCTCGATCTGAGCGGCGTCGGCATCCAGTCCGGCGACTTCAAGGCGGGCGACCTCGGCACAGCGCTGGACCCGTACCTCGGCGCAATAGCCGAGGAAATGCAGAAATACTGCATGGACCGCAAGACGGTGGTATTCCTTCCTCTGATTAAAACGAGCCAGAAATTCCGGGACATTCTGGAGACGGCCGGCTTTCGCGCCGCAGAGGTCAACGGAGAGAGCGAAGACCGGGCGGAGGTGCTCCGCGACTTCGACGCGGGCAAGTACAACGTGCTGTGCAACTCCATGCTGCTCACGGAGGGCTGGGACTGCCCGTCGGTGGACTGCATCGTGGTGCTGCGGCCGACGAAGATCCGCAGCCTGTACAGCCAGATGGTCGGCCGCGGCACGCGGCTCTATCCGGGAAAGACTGAGCTTTTGCTCCTGGATTTCCTCTGGATGACGGAGCGGCATGAGCTGTGCCACCCGGCGCATCTGATCTGCGAAAATCCAGAGGTATCTCAGAAGATGACGGAGAACATCGACGAGGCGGGCTGCCCGGTAGACATCATGGAAGCGGAGCAGACGGCATCCGAGGATGTGGTGGCACAGCGTGAGGAAGCGCTGGCCAAGCAGCTTTCTGAAATGCGCCGCCGCAAAAAGCGGCTTGTTGATCCGCTTCAATTCGAGATGTCCATTCAGGCCGAAGACCTCTCCAGCTACGTCCCCGCGTTTGGCTGGGAAATGGGGCCTCCCTCCGATAAACAGGCTCAGACGCTCGAAAAACTGGGTATCTGCCCGGACGACATCACCTGCGCGGGCAAGGCCGCGAAGATTCTGGACAAGCTCGACAACCGACGCAATGCCGGACTGACGACGCCAAAGCAGATCCGTTTTCTCGAAGGGCGCGGCTTCCAGCATGTCGGAACGTGGCAGTTTGAAAACGCCCGAAAAATGATAGACCGGATCGCGGCAAACAGCTGGCACGTTCCATCCGGCATCATACCTTCGGAGTACAGGGAGGAATAAACCTTGCAGGAGAAAGTGGACATCCGCAGCGTACTGCCATACATAGACCCGAGCACTCTCAACTACGCGGAGTGGACCTGCGTGGGCATGGCGCTCAAGGACGGCGGCTACTACGCCTCCGACTGGGACGACTGGAGCAGGCAGGATTCTGCCCGCTACCATCCGGGCGAGTGCATCCGCAAGTGGGACACCTTCCGCGGCGCGGCGAATCCCGTCACCTGCGGCAGCATTGTGAAGATGGCCAGGGATCACGGCTGGCGGCCGGAGACGGAACCGGGCTACGCGCTCGACTGGGACTCCGCCGTCGGCGACCGCGACGACAAGGTGATTGTGGATCAGGGCTGGCTGGAGGGCCGCGAGGTGCGCGAGCCGGACGCCTGGGACCCTGTCCACGATCTCACAGTCTACCTCGAGACGCTGTTCGAGGCGGGCGAGAACGTCGGCTACGTCACCGAGAGCTGGAACAAGGACGGGAAGTATCTTCCCACGAAGGGCTGCTGGGACCGCACGGCGGGCCAGCTCATCCAGAAGCTCGCGCAATGTCATGGAGATCTGGGCTCCGTGCTGGGAGACTACAACCCGGCCGCCGGCGCGTGGATTCGGTTCAATCCGCTCGATGGGAACGGCTGCAAAAACGAAAATGTATCGGAATTCCGCTACGCGCTCGTGGAGTCGGACAGCATGGAGCTCGAGAAGCAGAACGCCCTGATCCGCGAGCTGGAGCTCCCGGTCGCCTGCCTTGTCTACTCCGGCGGAAAGAGCCTGCACGCCATCGTACGCATCGACGCGGCGAACTACGACGAGTACCGCAAGCGCGTGGACTACCTCTACGACGTGCTGCGCAAAAACGGCATGGCAGTAGATACACAGAACAAAAATCCATCCCGCCTGTCCCGGATGCCGGGCGTAACGCGGAACGGGAACAAACAGTACCTTGTGGATACGAACATCGGAAAGACGAGCTGGACGGAGTGGAAGGACTGGATCGAGAGCGTCAACGACGACCTGCCGAACCCCGAGGGGCTGGCCGACGTATGGAACAACATGCCGGATCTCGCGCCGCCGCTGATCGACGGGGTCCTCCGGCAGGGCCACAAGATGCTGCTCGCCGGCCCGTCCAAGGCGGGCAAGTCCTACGCGCTGATTGAACTGTGCTGCGCCATCGCCGAGGGCCGGAAGTGGATGGTCTGGCAATGCGCACAGGGCCGCGTGCTGTACGTCAACCTGGAACTGGATCGGGCGAGCTGCCTGCACCGGTTCCGCGACATCTACGACGCGATGGGATGGAAGCCTGCCAACATCGGGAACATCGACATCTGGAACCTGCGAGGCAACTCCGTCCCGATGGACAAGCTGGCACCCAAGCTCATTCGGCGCGCGCTCAAGAAAAACTATCTCGCGATCGTCATCGACCCGATCTACAAGGTCATCACCGGCGATGAGAACTCCGCCGACCAGATGGCGCACTTCTGCAACCAGTTCGACAAGGTGTGCACAGAGCTGGGCGCGGCCGTGATCTACTGTCACCACCACAGCAAGGGCCTGCAGGGGCAGAAGCGCAGCATGGACCGCGCGTCCGGCTCCGGCGTATTCGCCCGCGATCCCGACGCCATGCTCGACCTGATCGAGCTGGACGTCACGGACGGCCTGCGGGCGCAGCGGCGCGACAGGGCCGCGTGCAATGCCGCCATGACATATCTTCATCGTGTACGTATGGACACTGAAGTGAGCCAAGACGACGCGCTCAGCCGCAGGGCCGTTTTGGACGCCGCGAAGGGACTCATCACCGACCGGGAATACGCCGAGCTGATGGACGGCGTCAACGCCGCCGAGAACGCTGCGGACGGTTGTACCGCGTGGCGTATCGACGGAACGCTCCGCGAATTCCCAAAGTTCTCTCCGGTCAACGTCTGGTTCGAATATCCTACGCACCGCGTGGACGCAGATGGAGTCCTCACTGATCTGGAAGCGGATGGGGAAGAACCGCCATGGAAACGAGGCGTTGAAAACCGAAAGAAACAGGCAGAAAAGCACAATGACAGTAACCGTGTAAAGTTCGAAAACGCTGTCAATTTCTGCAACTTTGGAGAAGCTCCCACACTGCAACAGCTAACAGAGTCACTGGGGAAGCCGGAACGCACCGTAAGAAATTGGATCAAAAAATTCGGATATTGCATCGAAAAGCGGAGCGGCAGAGTGGTCAAAGATGAATCGCCGCAAACTGAAAATGAGGATTGCGGCGATTGATCGAAATTGCAACGACCTGAAAATTTAAGTTGCGGCGAACCTCTGCCAGCACCTTAAAATTCAGGTTGCGGCTGACCGCCGCCACAACCTCTTACTACGTAAGGCTTTTTTTGCGTTTCCGCGCGGCGTCACGTGTTGACGGTAAGACGACCGCACTTATGCGGCGGTCGTCCCCCTACAACGCATGACGTGACAAAATGGTTTTTGCAAAATGTTGAAACTTTAGTGAGGTGAAGTGATATGTTCACGGGAAATTTTTGGACACCGGATCGCATTAAGGCGTTTCACGAAGAAATGAAAATCTGTAAGGGCCAGAGAGCGGACGGCAAAGACGGAAAGTGTATCGATTCTGAACGACATAATCTTGGCTGCGTTGGCTGCCCGATTGGTGATGGAGGACTGTATGAGCCAGAGCTGCTGGACGATTGAGTTCTTTATACCGATGCTGCCGCCGACGGTCACGCATCAGGAGAAGAAGATCCGCGTGGTGAAGGGGAAGCCCGTGGTCTACGAGCCGGCCGAGCTGAAAGCAGCCAGGGCGAAACTGGAGGCGCACCTCGCAGGGCACGCGCCTGGGGCTCCGGCCGAGGGCGCCGTCCGGCTGGTTGTCAAGTGGTGTTTCCCGATCACCGAAGGGCACAGCGACGGCGAGTACAAGACCACGAAGCCCGACACGGACAATCTGCAGAAGCTCCTAAAGGACGTTATGACGAAGCTCGGCTACTGGACAGACGACGCGCTCGTCGCCTCGGAGATCGTCGAGAAGTTTTGGGCCGTGCGGCCGGGGCTGTACGTCTCGGCTCGGGAGCTCTGAAATTCGTCAACGTTGCAAAGTTGGAAAGGGAGGCTGTGAAATATGCCCCGTGCGATGCAATGCCCCTTCGCCCAATATTACAAGGGGCTGGAAGTGAGATGCGAAATGGGCAGGCTGGATTTTCCGTCCAGGGACGCCTGGCTGAACTATGTGAAACACTACTGCGGCCATCCGCACGACTGGCAGGGCTGCACCCTGGCGGCCGAGCTGAACGCCGAATATGACAGGGAGGAACTGAGACATGCAAAAGAGAAACATTGACCTGCTCCGCGAGGCGCGGTCGAAAATTCAGGCAATGCAGGAGGAGGCCGGGAGACGGGAGACCGCGCTCAAGGTGCTCGTGAAGGAATGCGACGCGCTCAAGTGCATGGTCACCGATTTTCGGACGCACCGGGACGAGCTCGCACGGGAGGAAAAGGGAATCCGAGACGCCCGCCTCATGCTCGATGCGCTCCTGCTTGGGCTGATCGACCGCTTTGGGAAGGACGGGGTGCTCGTGCTGCGCAAGGTCGATCTCAACGCACTGAAGGACAGAGCTGTTCTGGCCGGGAAGGAGCCGGACGGAGGGATTCGGATAGAGTGGGTGAAGAGACATGAAGCGCAATGAGATTTTCAACCGGATCCTGCGGGAGAGGAGCCGGCAAGACAGGATGCACCCGGAGACGGAGCTCTCACCGGCCCAGTGGGCCGCCGTGCTGGCCGAGGAAACCGGCGAGGCCGTGCGCGAGCTCAATGCCATGGAATGGGGTGAGGAAGGACATACCAACGAAATGCTGGTGAACGAGCTTGTCCAGACGGCGGCGGTGGCAGTCAGGATACTGGAGTGCTGCGGGACGGAGGAGAAAATCTGAAGCTATTCTTTTTCTTTTGAATTTTTAATGTTTTCATAACTGACGAGAGACTGTGAAATCGCAATACCAATTATTTTTGGAATTGACTCTTCCATCATTTTCTCCCAATCATAATACCAACTATCCGTTTTCCGATTTTCCCTTAAATGATCGACTTCTTGAAGTAAGTATAATTTAGCATGCTCACAGGCGTCATTTACTATGTTTTCGATTTCTTTGGAATTCATAAAAGCACCTCCTTCAATGCACATTTTATGGTTAAACGGCAACATATGCAAGTAGTATTGATTTAATACAGGCGGCGGGAGAGAAATCTCCTGCCGCTTTTAACGACTTTTTTACCGGAAGCTGATAGGCTGATTGCAGAATTAAGAGGGGAGGTGGTGGTTATGTACGGGCCAAAAGCGGAGCTGACGGAAAAGCAGAAGAAGTTTGTCGAGGAGTACCTCGTTGATCTCAACGCTACGCAGGCGGCCATACGTGCCGGGTATTCCCCTAAAACCGCTTCGGACGAGGGCTACAAGCTCGTTCACAAAGGTCGGGTTGCCTCGCGTATTGCGCGCGAGATGGCCGAACGGAGCCGCAGGACGGGTATTACGCAGGACCGCGTGCTGCGCGAGCTGGCCCGCGTGGCGTTCCTTCATCCTGAAAACGTGATCGATTTCGACACAGCGGAGGTCAGGCCCAACGCCTCGGTGGACGATCTTGCCTGCGTCAACGGCTGCAAGGTGAAGACCATGAGCGGCGATAATGGCGACATGGTGGAGCGCGAGGTGAAGCTGGCCGACAAAGTCAAGGCACTGGACATGCTCTGCCGGCATCTGGGGATGTACCCCGACAAGACGCCGGGCACGCCGTCGGGCAGCGGGGACGCCAAGGAGACCGGCGTGGTGCTGCTCTCACCCGTGCTTCCGCCGGAGCCGCATCCGCCGGACGACGAGGGCGATGCAGATGGCTAATGTGGTGTGGCGGCCTCAGCCGAAGCAGGCGCTGTTCATGGCGCGCTTCGAGGACGAGGCGCTTTACGGCGGGGCGGCCGGTGGCGGGAAAAGCGACGCGCTTGTGATGGAGGCGCTGCGGCAGGTACACATCCCGTATTATCGCGCGCTGATTGCCCGCAGGACTTATCCGCAGCTCGAGGACCTGATCGGCAAGTCGCTGCGGCTCTACCCGAAGGCATTCCCCGGCGCGCGCTACAACGACTCGAAGCACTTCTGGCATTTCCCTTCGGGTGCCGTGGTAATCTTCGGCTCCGTGCAGCACGAGAAGGACAAGTACAACTACCAGGGCAAGCCCTATGACTTCATCGGCATCGACGAGCTGACGCAGTTCCCGTATTCGATCTACGATTACCTCGTGCACTCGCGCAACCGCCCGAACGGGCCGGGGACGCGCGTCTATGCCAGGGCGACAGCGAACCCCGGAGGGATCGGGCACGGCTGGGTGAAGGAGCGATTCATTACCGCCGCGCCGCCGATGCAGACCGTTTGGCGCCGGGTAAAAATCACGATGCCGGACGGAAGCACGGCCGTCCGGTGGACGTCCAGTGTGTTCGTGCCGTCCAGCGTGTTCGACAACAAGGTGCTGCTTGATAACGATCCGGGCTATCTGACGCGGCTTGCCTCCATGCCGGAGGCCGACCGCAACGCACTGCTCTACGGTGACTGGGACTCCTTCTCGGGGCAGGTATTCCTCGAGTGGCGCAATGACCGGAAGCACTACCTCGACCGCAGAGGTTCGCACGTCGTCACGCCGTTTACGGTGCCGGAGGACTGGGCGATCTGGCGCGGGCTCGACTGGGGCTACGCAAGGCCGTTTTCCGTAGGCTGGTACGCCGTGGATCACGACAGGCGGATGTACCGCATCCGCGAGCTGTACGGCTGCACGGGCGAGCCGAACGAGGGCATTCGCTGGTATCCCGACCGTGTGGCGGACGAGATCCGGCGCATCGAGAGCGAGGATCCGAACCTCAAAGGCAAGCGGATCCACGGGATCGCGGATCCCGCAATCTTCTCCGACGCGGGCACGGAGAGCGTGGCGCGGTCCATGGAGCGCAGGGGCGTCGTCTGGGAGCCGGGAGACCACGACCGGCTCAACGGCAAGATGCAGCTGCACAACCGGCTGGCGTTTGACGAGAAGGGCATCCCGATGCTCTATATCTTCTCGACTTGCCGGAACTTCATCCGCACGGTGCCGTCGCTCGTTTACTCCGAGACGGACGTGGAAGACGTGGACACCGAGGGAGAGGATCACATCTACGACGAGTGCCGCTATGTCTGTATGGCAAATCCCATTGCCATGCGGCTGCGGAGGGAAGCACCGGTCCGGCCGTACAATCCGCTGGATACGGAAGAACAGGGAACCGACCGCGGATACGATTGGTTCAGACGATACTGAGAAAGGCTGTGAGGACAAATGGCAACATTTTACGGAAAACTGTCGGAGGATCACGCGGCGCAGGCTGCGGTGGAACAGCTCCCGCCGCCTGTGGACAATGCGCAGGAGGAGATACAGCCGGTTGCGGCGTCCGCGGTCATTGACCGGGAGGCAATCGGGAAGGCGATACTGACGCTGCGAGAGTACAAGGACGCAAAGTCATCGCTCGAGGCCCGGATCAAGGAGGATGAACAGTGGTACCGGCTGCGCCACTGGGAGGTCATTCGGCACAAGCAGGACCCGAACGCGCCGGAGCCTACGTCCGCGTGGCTGTTTAATGCAATCTGCGCGAAGCACGCCGACGCGATAGACAACTTCCCGGAGACAAACGTGCTGCCACGCGAGCAGGGGGACGAGAATGAAGCGAAGATGATGTCCTCCATCCTGCCGTGTGTCATGGAAATCGTAGACTTTGAAAGCGTTTACGACGAGCAATGGTGGGAGAAGCTCAAGCATGGCACAGGCGCATACTTTGTTGGCTGGGACCCGGATGCCGAGAACGGGCTCGGGGAGCACGACATCCATGGGCTCGACTTGATGAACTGCTACTGGGAGCCCGGCATCTCCGACATCCAGGAATCTCGGAATTTCTTCACGGTTGCGCTGGAGGACACGGATCTGCTGGAGGAAGCATACCCGCAGTACAAGGGTAAGTTTGGGACGGCGCTCTCCAACGACTTCAAGTATACCTACGACTCCAATGTCAAAACGGAGCACAAGACGCTTGTGGTGGACTGGTACACAAAGGTGCCGAATCGGGACGGAAGGAATATCCTGCAATACGTCAAGTTCGCAGGCGAGGACGCGGTACTGTTCTCCTCGGCGGACTACACGGCGCCAGACGGCTCCCACCCCTACGCGGAGCAGGGCTACTACGATCATGGGCTCTATCCGGTAGTATTTGATCCGCTGTTTCCGGAGAAGGGTACGCCGATCGGCTTCGGACT